TTACTAACCCTAAATATGACTTTTTTAGGTATGCTGGTAAATCTCGTGCTACAATAGCATCGTTTAATAAAAGAAAAGATTAGTATTGGTTTGAGAAGACTTCAAGGAAGTATTCGGATCAAGAAGTGATAGATTTTCTTTTATCAAATTTCGTAAACGCTACTAACCCACAAAATTTATGGATTGGAGAAATTATCAATTCTGGCGAAAGAACATACGCAGAATGGAAAATGAGGCAACAGAGTTTGACGTATATGTTCACGGAACAATCAGAGAACTTACTCTCAGAGAACGACTTAGAGAAAGTATTCAACTGCTCCAAGGGTCATCCTATAGTTCTAAAAAAGTATCTGGGTGGAGAGATCTCACTAGAAACATTATCAATACTGGAAAAAGTTTTTTCTTTCAAAGGTAAATTTGATAAGAAATTGAAAGATCCTGTATGGGAAACCGTAAGCATGAAATTAAAAAAGTATTTACCTTTCCTAAATATAAATGTATTCCAATTTAAAAAAATACTAAGGGACATGCTAAATGAGTGATTTTTTCAAATCTGATATAATTAGAGATGAATTGATCGCAATCAATCGTCTACAGGAGGAAGTGTATAAAAATGCTTTTTCTTTCGATAGCATGGAACGTGAAGATCAATTGGAACACATTGATAATCTATCAGAACTGTTAGATAAGCAAAGGGTTATGTATACAAGGTTATCCTTGTCTGAAGATCCAAATGCTAAGAGAATGAAAGGTGAATTAGAAAAATCAGTTCAATTATTGGGATTCCCAAAAGGAACTGATATATCTGTATTATTCAGTGGTATGAATCAAACAATTGAAGCTCTTAAGTTAAAGATTGACTATTAAGAGAAACTTTGTTATAATAAAATCAAATCCAATTAAATCCAAATTAATCCGAGGAAATCCAAATGTCTTTTGCATCTTTAAAGAAGCAATCTAAACTGGGCTCTCTTACCGCTAAACTGGTAAAAGAAGTCGAAAAGATGAGTAACAATGGCGGTCAAGGTGATGACCGTCTATGGAAATTAGAATGTGATAAATCAGGTAATGGTTATGCTGTTATCCGTTTCCTACCTGCTCCAGATAAGGAAGATCTACCATTTGTAAAACTATACTCCCATGCCTTTCAAGGTCCTGGTGGTTGGTATATTGAAAACTCTCTGACATCACTTGGTCAGAAAGATCCTGTTTCTGAGTATAACACCCAACTCTGGAACAATGGCACAGATGCAGGAAAAGAAACAGCACGGAAGCAAAAACGTAAACTTACTTACATGAGTAACATTTACGTTGTGAAAGATCCAGCAAATCCTGAGAACGAAGGTAAAGTATTCTTGTATAAGTATGGCAAGAAGATCTTTGACAAACTAACTGCAGCAATGCAGCCTGAGTTTGAGGATGAGGAAGCAATTGATCCATTCGATTTCTGGCAAGGTGCTAACTTCAAATTGAAGGCAAAGAACGTTGCTGGTTATCGTAACTATGACTCTTCTGAGTTCGCTGCCACTAGTGCTTTACTAGATGATGACGATGCGATGGAAGCAATCTGGAAGAAGGAGCATTCTTTAGCAGAATTAGTCGCTGCCGATCAGTTCAAGTCTTATGATGAACTTAAGACTCGTCTTGGTTATGTTCTTGGTAATAAGCAAGTTCGTAACGATGCTGAAACTGTAGAGCAAGAAGTTGAAGATGTGAGAGCATCTGCTCCTGTTGTTGAGACAGTAGAATCTGTATCTAGACCTTCTACTACAGAAGATGAAGATGATACACTATCATACTTTGCTAAACTAGCAGAATCGTGATATAATCATATTTTCTAGTTCTTATAAGACCCCTTCGGGGGTCTTTTTTATTGCACTAAATTATTATTTTCTGTTGATATTAGAGTCTCTGAAAGATATTGAGTATTTCTATCATACTTCATGATTCTTCTAAAATCATTTATAAACATCTGAACATATCCTCTTTTTAGAGGTCTTATTAATCTTTTATCTTCATTTATTTGAGTTTCGTAGTCAAAATTAGATATCCCTATTACAGGTGAAATTTTATCTCCTGTAACTGATTCTTTTATTCCTCCAACTTTAGTGTACCATTTATTAGCAGATCCACCAAATCCTGCAGCAGGACCATCAATTTGAAATGGTCTGCCACTTGATACATCATGTTCTACTATTTGACCTGCTGGTAATATTAATCTATCATTTTCATCTCTTACCTCTATAGTTTCATAATGGTGAATACTATTCATCTTAACACCATACTTATCTTCAACATATTCATATAATTCTTTATTTGGGAGTGGCCATTCATTTCTAATGTTGGTTATACCACAAGAAATAATAACAATATAATCTAATTCTGGGTCTCCGTAGAGATCTTCAGCAACATTATCAGGTCTAGCACCGTCAGCAACAATAAATTTATTGAATATTGTTGTTTCTTTAGATAACCAATCTAATAGTTTATTCTTACGGAATAAATTTTTTATTACAATAAAATCGTTTGATGATATTTTATGTGATAGTGGTGATTGATACCTTACATTAGGTAATTCTCTTAAATATCCCATTAGAATCCTACTCCTGAAGTTCCTGCATAATCTTCCTCATATATTGGATTTGTCTCTTTAAATGACATAGCAACTTTCATATGAACAGGTACTGATCCATCAGCATAGGTTGCATAAGTTCCTGTACCAGTATAGTTAACTGATAATGATGTTAAGGCACAAGGTTTAAATGTATTTAAGAATGGATGTGATTTATTACCACTTCTATATTCTAATAAAAATAAGTCTGGAGAATTTATAAGAGCTCCACCAGCACCGTCACCCTCTTCACCTTTTTTAGGAGCCATCGCCATTTTTAATGATCTAATTATATCCAGTGCTCTTGTACCTTCTTTTTTAGATCTAGGTGTGAAAGTAAAATCAAATTTAAATTCTCTTAAATTAACGCCATCAAATAGTAGTTCTTTATTACTGTTTAATATTTTTCCCATTCCTCTTGACATTACACTATTGGGTGTAGTGTTACCACCAAATTGATTTATGGCAAGACCAGAAAGAGATGCTCTTATAGCATTTTGCATTTCTTCACCATCACCAATTCCAAGGTCTTCAAAGCTACCACCTTTAAGCATACTATCAATTACATTTTGAACCATACCTAGTGTTTCACCTGGTCTTGACATAAGACCACTAGCTAAATCTAAACCTGCTAAAGTGAATAAATTCATGGAATTACCAGACCATACACAAGAATTTCCATCATTAACTTGTTTTGGTATTGGCAGTTCTACATAAAATTTTGTTTTTTGTTTCAACTCACTTACACGACTATCCATTCCAGCACCTGTAATTCTGGACCTTGTTTTGTCCATGAATTCCATATTTTGTTTATAAGTTCCATCCTCATTTCGTTCAAATCCTTCTATTACACCGTCTTTATTCTTTCCAGCCGTAAATGCTTTGGTCGCACTTTTTGTAAAGGCAAATGATAAACCTTTATCTGTAGCTGGAGGTAAGTATTTGACACATTGTATCAAAAAACTATCTTCTGATCCTTTTCTACCTCTTTCTAATGGATATGATAGATAGAAGTTCTCATTTGGTTTAAATGCTTTTTTCTTTCCAACTTCTTCTATGGGTTTATCTTTTCCACTTACTGTTTTTTCAAATGTTAAACCAGAATCTTCTTGTAATTTTCTATTTTCGACAGGATCTTCCCGCCAGGTTCCCATTGCCATTATCGACCTAATTTAGTATTATCAGCTATTTATATCTTTTATTTGGGTTTATAAAATATTGCCCATCCAGTTGCAATATATTTTTCTCCTATGTTAGGTGTTACGCCTTTATGTGGATGAGTCCATCCTGCAGACCATATAACACCTCTTCCTTGTTTTGCATTTACTGTAGTTTTTTGATATGGAAACTCAGTTCCACATTTTGCATCATTTAAGTAGATCATCCATGCTAACATTCTGTGTGGATAACTGCTTGATTGTTCGCAGTGAGTAGCAAAATATCCTTCACCATTCTCATACTTCTGTATATTATACCAATTATCCATTCCCCACCAATCACATCCTTTATCTAAGAATGAGTACTCTTTTTTAATGTTATCTGATAGTATGAGTACAGATGGTTTTAATATATCATTATAATGTTGAGTATGAATATTATCAAAATTACAGTGGATATCTGTAGATTTTTTCTCTTTAGTTATCTTATTAAATCCAGTTGTTCCTTGTTCTCGATGATTATCATTATCAAAAAGTTCAATAATTTTATTGCATGAGTCTTTAGATAAGATATTATCATATATTTTTAAACCGTGCATTATATTATTGTTTGTTATTTGCTATTCTACTATGAATGTCTAAATCTTGCAAATGGAATACCATCCAAGTCAGTTAGTTCATCATTAGATATTTCATATAAACCTCCTGCAACTTCATTCCATGTGTAATTTCTATGATCATTCCAGTGAAAGTTAATTCCTTTGAATCCCCATTCATATACTCCAGTTACACCAACTAGGGGATTTTGGTCATATCTAATACCTGAAGTTTTTGGATTATATACAAAGACATAGAACTTTCCTACTTGAGGTGTTTTACCACCTTCTTGTAAGACACCCATAATTTCCATCATTAAATCATCGGCATTTTCTGTGCCGATTAAGTTATCACGTATGTCTTTAACTCTACTCATTTAATTCCTAGTTCTTTTTCGGTAATCACTTTGAATTCCCATTGCCTATCAGCACAATATTCTCTTGCTTCTTTCCATTTTGTCTGATTTGTAGCATATGTATATGCTTCTTTTATATAACGTGGTGTTTGACGTTTTGGTTTTTTAGGTGGACTACATTGTTTTAAAGGTTTAACCTCTATTACATATTTTTTTATATTACCATCAGTTTCTTTTACCTTCATATAGAAATCTGGAAAGTATCTGTGTTGGCGATTATCAACTGGAGATATGTAAGGTATTACAATTTCTTCACTTGCCCATTCTAATACGTTTGCATTTTTATCACAGTAAACCATAAACTTTCTTTCCCATAATGATCGAAATACTATATTAGTAGGATCACCTTTATACTTGTGAGGAAAAGTTGGATAATACTTTCCTTTATAAGCCATCTAAATAGAAATGATATAATACATCTATTTAGAGTGTCAGCTCCAATTCCAAAGAAAATATCTCAAATATTACCAAAGTTTCAGAATGTTGCTCAAAGTTCTCATTATCTGGTTAAGTTTG